CAGTTCTTGAAATGTTTTCATTAGTTCGTCCTATTAATTTTTGATATCCTGCCATCTCTATTATGTATTTATCATCTTCTGTAAGTGGAGAAAGTTCTTCTACTCGTCTCTCTTGGATTTGAAAGTTCATCTGCTTGATACGTTTTTTTCTGGATAACATCTTATCCTCCTTGTTTTTATGATATGTTGTCATGGCAATAAAATTAATAGTCCTCCTTTGGTTTGGGGTTTATTGTTGGTTATAAAAATTCTCTGTATCAGTATCTGGTGCTGATGGTTTATTCTGATATTCATGACTTTCTGCTACTCCTTCCAACTCAACGGCAAGATCATCTCTTACCACTGATAGAACCATTTCATGGCGATTTTCACCAAAATCAAAATCATGTCTGATTTTTTTGACTAAAAATTTACCATTGAAAAAGAAATCATATTTTTCGTTCTTTTCTGTTTTTGCAGCAGTCTGTGACGGTAAGTTAAAATCTATCATGTCACCAGCACTTATCAGGGTGTTTCCATGAACCTCTAGATTCGCACTGATTCCATATTCTAAATGAGTAAGCGACGATTCTCTCATCTGTAACCAACTCTGTGTGTCTCCACCAACATAGGTATAATTTCCATTTTCAGTTTGGTGGTAATTGATTGTGCCTTGGTCATTTCCACTTGCGTCATGAAATCTTGATGTTGGAACTAGAAACGATTTTGCGGGAAAATCGCTGATGCTACCAGACGATTCAACAGGAGATGAATTCACAAGAGGATGACTTTTACCCGATAAGGTGTTCGCATGAGGAACATCAAAAAATGAATCCAGATAGTTAAATTGTTGATGTATCTGTTTCCTCGCAAATGTATCATAAACAATAAGGTTTGAACCATACGCACCAAGTCTTTGACCCACTAGAGTATCACCATTTCCAGTGATTTGATGGCTAATGACAGTCTTTAAGTCTTCAGATACATTTTTGGGTTTAGAGCCGGGAATTGAAGTTGAATATGTTATCACAGAGTTTGTTGCATACATACTAGCTAGACTTCTGAAATGAAATCCTTTTAGGTCTTCATAAAACATGAAAGGGGAGTTTAAATCATTTAGAGCAACAGCTTGTCTTTTGAGCATGTGGATTGCGTGAATTGGTCTAATATTCGGAAACACCATTTTCTTTATGCCGGAACTTGGTTCCACAAATAACTCCTTTGTGCAATCCAAATTTGATCTCATTATTTTCTTGAATATTTCTGAACATGTCCCTTCATAAGAACTGCTTAACTTTGTTCTCTCATTCTTCAACATCTCTGCACTTGAAAAATTTAGCAGCACTCCTTGCTGACCATTACCAATATTTTCTCTAGTATGCATAGAGGTCACAACAAGAACATTTTTAGTAAAATCTATGATGGCATTTTTTCCTTTCATGCCGGGGGCTCGTAATTTAAGTTTTATGAATTCTTGGCCTATGATGGGTCCAGTAGAAACAAGATTCACATGATCAGTAATCAACATATTTCCAGTAACATTGGATGATTCAATAGATTCAAAAAAAGTAATATGCATCATAGAACCTAGTAAATCCACAACCAAACCAGTAGAGGTTGTAATACTTACTGCGTCTACTTTAAAATCTCCTGCCTCTGATGTTGTCTCTGAACTTGCCTTTGACATTATATGATACTTTCTTCCATTAGTTTTTCAAACTCTTCAATAAATACTGGTATGTAAGCTGGGTCTAACAATCTAATCTGTGACAATTCTTCTTGTATTTTTTCCTCATATTCATAGTTAGTCACAGCGGTGGCACTAAAATCAGATGTGGTATCTGTTGTGCCGATATCAATTTTTATGGAAGTGTCTCCAGATGTTTGTGAAATCTCATAATGATGAATTTGGTCTATGAGTTGAGTTGATGCTCCCTCAACCGTTGGATACTTATTCTCCAAAAAGGATAGCCATTGTGTATATGATTTGGGCCACTGATGATACCTGTCTGTAACATTGTTGAGCAAAAGAATAACCCAATGTAACTCTGATTCTCCATACAATTTGTCAGCAAGAATTTCTGGCGTCTCTCCATTCTTTACATCATAGGTATCAAAGATTAAAACATTTTCTTTGATTTTTTGTCTCAAAGCAACTCGTCTTAGAAGATTGGTTACAACCTTAAAATCAAAATTGCCAGATGCATCATATACGATACTGGGAAAGTTTGAGAAATACATTATTAGAAACCTTGTTGGATTAGTGATTTGGTTATAGTCTGTAATTCTTTAAAGTTTAGTGCCATAGTAATTCTAGTAGGCATTGCACCTTTTTCATTTGGTGTATGAAATGTCATCTTGTCTCCACCATATGTAACATCTATTTTTTCTAAATAACACTCTCCTATTCTATGCATATATCCATTCTCTACTGCTCCTGTATAGTATGCAATATCAAAGGTATTAGGAATAGTCATTTCAATTCCTAAAGCGTCTGTGTAATCTGGCGCTGCATTTTCTCTAAAAAGTTGAATGATATTATTTATTTCATCTGCTTCCGTTTGAGACGAAGGAGTGAATGTAAAACTGTAAGCGAAAGTTCGTAGACCAAGACCTTCAAAGGTAACTTCCATTTTTGGAACAATAACCTTTCCTCTTGCAATACCAATTGCAGCCTTGGCACCAGCAAACCCCGGCACCATTTGAATCGCATCCAAAGCCAAACCTGTAACAGCAGTGCGAAGTCCATCCATTGCCGCACCCATGGCATTTTTCATGCTGTCAGCATTGAATCCAGTAAACCCCGCAATAACATCTGCTCCAGTAACTGTTCCAACACCCATCTCTGTCTCACCATATTTTACTTCATATGATTGAGTAACCGTGGGTGGAAAATACATAGCAACAGAGCTTTTTGTTCTAACTGTGGGTGCAAGTTTTTGAGTTAAAGATTTACCATCATGTGGTTTTCCTTGAGCAAGCTTGGCATTTTTTGACACCCGTGCTGTAAGTTTCTCTGCTTCAGCTGATGTAGCGTTTCCATCCTTTCCCGGCCCTGCTTGATTTTTTGCTACTGTGTTAACATCTTTTTTTGATGTTTGCGTAACCTTTGCAGCTGTTCTTGATCTCACAAAGAATGAGATGAAATGATTATTCCCTATGGACCCAAGGTCTAATGGATATTGATACATATTTCCAGTATCACCACTAATAGGACGGCTATTACCAGTGTCCTTAAATCTAAGTCCTGCTGCCTTATTCAATCCTGATGGAGATTGGAACGCCCCTGTAACAAGTCCAGCAAGACCAGATTGAGCTTTGTTTCTTAACGCAGTAAATACAGCCATGTCTAAATAATCCTTATAATCATAACTATTTATACATCATGGCATATAAAGGAACATACAAACCAACCAACCCCTCAAAATATAGAGGTAATGTTCACAATGTAATCTATCGTTCTCTGTGGGAACGAAAGTTTATGGTCTATTGTGACAACGCTGAATCTATAATTGAGTGGGGTAGTGAGGAAATAGTCATACCCTACAAGTCTCCTTGGGATGGCAGAATACATCGTTATTTTCCAGATTTCTATTGTAAAGTAAGACAACACAATGGCACCATCAAAAGACTTGTCATTGAAGTCAAACCCAAGAAACAGACAAAGCCTCCAAAGGAACCACAGAGAAAAACAAAACGATATCTCAACGAAGTAAAGACTTGGGGTGTAAATAGTTCTAAGTGGAAGTATGCTGTTGAATGGTGTGAGAATAACGGAATGGAATTTCAAATACTAACAGAGGATGATTTAGGTATTCGTTATAAATAATTATATGGCACAGAGTAGATTCATTCAAAGCGTATTAGATGCTGCAAGAGAAGAAGCAGGGGCTAGTGGAGTAAAGTCTATCAATTGGTTTAGGGGTAAAATTGAAGCTTTTGGGAAGCCCGGACCACAACAGTTATTACGAGATGGTAGGAGAACAAAGGGTGTAAATTTTGGTACACTCAACATGTTCGTATATTCTCCAAAGCACAGAAACACATTACCATACTATGACACCTTTCCACTAGTTTTACCTATTGGTGGTGCTGCTGGTGGGTTTTTAGGATTGAACTTTCATTACCTACCAATCCCAATGAGAATAAAGTTGTTAGATAAAATTGTAATGCCAGAAAGTAGGGGAGTAAATGTCTTAACTCAGACAGGTGAAGTAAGAGGTATTATCGCTGATTATTCCCAACTAAAAAGAATACCAATGGCAAAAGCGATTGTAAAACATTATCTAACTGGATATGTCAAATCTGATTTTCGTGCTATTACAACAGAGGAATTAGTCGTTGCAGCTTTACTACCAGTGCAGAGGTTCCAAAAAGGTTCTGCTCAAGAAGCGTATATAGATACGGCAAAAAGATACTAGGATACAAAAATGGTAACATCAATCGGTTCCTTTACAGACGCCCTCGCATTCGGTGCATTGAATGATATATTGTCAGTATTCCATGAAGACAACGCATATGGAAGACCCAATCAATATGAGGTTCAAATTCTACCTCCACCGGGCAAGTTACAGGGACATGACTTTAGAGGCATTTCATTGAAAGCAGAATCTGTCTTGATGCCTGGAAGAAGTGTGCAGACTCAACCAAAATCAGCTGATCAATTATATGGTCCAACGAGAGAACTAATTACAGGTCCAACTTATGCTGATGAAGTGACAATGACGATCCAATCACCTAATGGGTTAGATGAAAGAATGATGCTTGAGAAGTGGCAAGAATTGTCATTTAGCAATAATACATATGATGTTGCATATTATACTGAATATGTTGGAACTTTGAATATTCATCTATTGGATATGAATGACAGAAAAACCTTTGGGTTACAATTAAAAGAGTGTTTTCCAAAAACCATCACAGGGGTAAATCTTGCATATGGGCCCAATACAGAAATTATAAAAACTAATGTAGCATGGACATTTAGAGAATGGACAAACCTAATGTTAGAATCGCAAAGTCAGAGTCTTGCAGAAAAATTAACTGACACTGTAACAGATACCGTTGAAAGAGCTATTACAGCAAATGTACCATCAGTTCTAAGAAGACTGTCTTGACAATTATTATGAAGGATAAAAAATTATGGCGTTACCAAAACTTGACACACCAACCTATCAACTAGAATTACCATCCAACCAACAAGTCGTTAAATACAGACCCTTTCTAGTCAAGGAACAAAAAATCTTGATGATGGCACAAGATGCTGACGATAAAGAAGACTCTTACAATATGTTAGCAGAGATTGTTGATGGATGCACTTTCAATAATGTTGATATAAAAACTATGCCGATATTTGATTTTGAATACCTGTTTATGAAAATTCGTTGTAAGTCTGTCGGTGAAAGTGCTGAACTTAGTGTCTTATGCCCTGATGATGGAGTAACCAGAGTTCCCGTCA